CATTCTTAATCATAGGACCGGGCCTCCGTTCGCCGGCGGAATGTACCGCTGCACGGCGTTCTTGGTGTAGTCAGAAATCAGAATCTCGTAGACCGTCATTTCAGTCGAGCCGTTCGCGAACATACCAGGGAGACCGGAAGTGCAACGGCCGTCGAAGACTGGTATGGACACATTATTCAAGTTAGCCCCTGTCGCCTCAGTTAGTTGCGCAGCGGTTGCTGCCGTGCCCGTCGGGTAGTTATCGAATACCGCATCAATCTGCTCAACGGTGATAATCATCTTCGTCGGGTAGCCGCCAAGGTCCAGAAAATCAGCAACAGCAAACGTCATACCCGCACTGTTTAATGCCGCCTGCATGGTCGTTTTGACCGCGTTGATATTTGCGTCACTGGAGCAATTCACCGTCACCGTATATGTCACGCCGCCAATCACGAACAACAACGTGCCGTTGATCGCCTGAAGCTGCGCAAGCGTGGTGAAGTTGCCACTCTCAATAAAGAACTTGCCATTCGTTCCAGTGCCGTACCCAACACCGAAGTTCGACGAAGGCTCAGGAGACCAAGGGCTGCGCGGCAGGTAGTTATAGTCGTGCGGCGCGCACGGAGCCAAATCACCGGAACCTGCCGGGCCTGTTCCGTAGTTAGCCTGCCGAATGCGGTTACCGAAAATCTCGGTGGTCTGCCAAATATCACCCTCGGCATCCTGTCCGGCCGGATCGGCCATCACTACTGTCTGGTAAAAAGAAGGGAGATAGGTTTCGTCCACGCTGTACGTCGAGCCGGCGTTTGTTGCGATGCTTGATGGGATATAACCAATCGCGTGGCCAGAGTGAGTGCCGACCTTCAGATACAAATCGTTTGTTGCTTGGTTTGCTCGAACGCATTGCCCTAAATCTTGGTTCGCGCTATTCCCCGCGACATGAGTTTGAATGCGCTGGTCTGCCAACCACGTGCCGTCAACATTCAAAGCCAAGGATGGCTCAAAAGACGAAATGCCGCCAGTCCCGGTCGCCGTCCCTGGCATGATTGCCGGCGTCAACCACTTCGATGAGTCGCCAAAGTTAATGCCGGCACTGTGATAACGGATTTGCTTGTGCAGGCTATATCCCGGCGGCGGAGCGTACGTGAGTAAGCTGCCCGCGTCCCACTCCGTCGCACAGGGAAAATCCACCGTTACCGTTGTCACGCTTCAGCCTTAGACCGTGCTGCCGTTCTGACGCAGAGTAAAGCTCGTCTTGCCAGCAGCGAGGCCCGCATTTAGCGCAAGGCTCATCCACACCGGGCACGCACCAGCGGTGTTCGGCGCCGCGCCGGAAGTCAAGCTGCCGCCCGGAACCGACTGCGATTGCGGAGCAGAGCCGGTGGTGAAGGTCACTCCGGCCGGAGCAGTCTGGCGATTGGTCGCGGTCAAACTGTCGTTCAAGCTCGCACCGAGACCGATCTGGAAGCCGGAGCTGCCAGACGGATCGACCTCTTTCAGGATCGTCGCAGAAGTCAACGCGGTCGTGGTGTTGTTGTTCACCGCGTAAATCTTTTCATAGAACGTGCGATTCGAGCCGCCCGAGACATCAGCAGCAGCAGTGGCGAACGGGCGAATCACTGCCGTCACCTGATTGGGCGACAGCTCGAACAGCATACCCTCGTGCACGTTGTACGTGGTGGTGTTATCCGGCACGGTGCCCCAATCGCGGTTGACCGCGACATAATCAGAGCCCAAGCCGCCCGGATTGATCGCCACGATGTAGCGCAGCTGATTCGGGCCAGTGCCGCCGGTGGTGCGAATGATCTGCCCAACCGCCACAGTCGCACCGTCGCCGGACTGCAATTTCATCACGGGCGGCGCGCTGCTGGTGCTATTCGCGGAGCCGGTTTGGCCAGTGTGCGCACTGACCACTGCGGTGTGGCTGATCGCGGCAATGTCGCCCACGGCAGTCGTGCCGCCGGGATTCGCGATCGGGCCATTGGACGATGCGCCAGACGCGGCGCCAGCCAGCAACCGCTCGAACGACTGCGAGCCGGTCACGACGGTCGTGCCGTTCAAAGTCTTGGTCTCGGTCTGGATCGCGCCGGTTGAATCGCGCCCCATCAATTCGATCTTAGTGGCAGTGTCGGACGTGCTGGACGATACATAGTCCATCGTGCCGGTTGGAGACACGTCGCTGAACATCACGCGCTTCGAGAAATCCACCGCGCCGCCGATAGTCGCGCTATCAGCCTCGGGCATGTTGGTGCTGCCGTAAAACACAAGGTTATTCATCAATACGCTCATTCATCTTCTCCTATGAAATACGGCAGCGCTGCCGCGCCCTCGCGGGCGTGTCAGTCTACGCGGTTACAATTATGGATTAAGCGACGCGACGTGGCGCCGGGGTATCAGGAATGGTGCCGCTTACAGGTCCGGTCATACGAAAGAGGGAAATGAGTTCCTCGGCGCCGGACTTCAAATCATTGACATCGAATATCGCGCTGCTGAAAGTTTTCGCGCGCACCTTGACGCAACGGCGCGTGCCGTCAGTGTGCAACAAGGTTGCTTGCCACTCGTGCCAAACTTCGTTATGCAGCATAATGCTCTCGCGCCTGCTCGCGCAGAATTGGTTGGTTACCCACACAATCGATGCCCAGCAACTCATGCGCCTGGATCAGTAACTGACTGACGCGCGATTCAGTGATGCCGAGCATCTTAGCGATGACCTTCAACGTGTGGCCGTGCCAGTAATACCAACGCACGACGTCCCGCAGCCTGGGCGGCAGCCGATCAACCGCGTCGCGCAGCCGACCGTAGATCTGATCGCGCTCGGCTATATCGTACGGCGTCGGTTCGTCATCTTTTACGTGCTCGATTTTGGCGTCGTCCACCAGGCAAGACGAATGAGCGCGCGCCGCATAGACGTTGTACGAGTCGTGCGGCATATCGAGCCAATCGGCAAGTTCAGCCGACGTCACCGCGCGACCGTACGCCTGCTCGGCCTCGGCTTGCGCAGCTGCGCATAGCCGCTTAAACCGCCCAAGCCGACGTGAGCCGATAGTCGACGCGCGCAGATGATCGATGATCGCGCCGTTGATGCGATGGCCGGCATACGTGGCAAAGCGTGCACCGTACTGCGGCTCGTAGCTACGCGCAGCCTCGTAAAGCGCGATCAGCCCAACTTGCGTCACGTCGTCCAGATTTTCCCACATGCGATAACGCTTGATGCAGTGATACACCAGGCGCTTGGCAAATGCGATGTGCTCGTTGAACAAAGTTTCAGTGTCATTCACGACGCTCTCCGTGCGGCCTCTTCGGCCTTCTGCTCCCGCATATATTCGAATAGCCCAAAACCTTCGCGATTCTTAAACCAGTTGATCGCCTGCGTCATCGCGTCAACGTCGTCATCGTGAGGCGCGCCTGGAAATGCATCGCATTCCGACAACACCTCGTGAACCCAAGGCGCGATGCTGGGATCGGGAAGGTAGATATTTCCAGCCTCTTGCTCAGGCTGGATCGCATAGGCGCGCACCTTCTTACCGCCCTGCGGCTCGATCGGCAACACGCCTGAAATCTCACGCTGCAGCGTCTCGATGATCGCTGGACCGTTGGCCTTGTCCTCGATGAGCACCGCATCAGCGTTAGGCCACGCGGCTTGCATCGCACGGATCGCTACCAACGTCGCGCCGAAGCCCATGCGCTCATGCACGCGGTCGAGCAGATACTTGTTCGGCCCGCGCTTACCCCACACGTGGCCAGCGACGAAATCCGAGCCATCCGTGCCCTTGAACGTGCAGTCCCACGACAGCACGATTTCGTCCATCGGCATCTCACGGGGATCGGTAGTATAAAATCGCCATGCATTACGCTTGAAGATATTACCGCCGTCGGCGACGGGCCGCTGCTGATAAAGCGCTGCCCACACGTACGAACCGACCGTACGCTTGATCTGCTCGAGGTGTTCGCGGCTGTAGCGCTCGGGATGCAGCGCCTCGTCAGCCTTGCGGAACTCCTCGTCATGATCAGCGAGCGCCGGATGAATGATGACTTCCCAGATGTCGCCTTCGCCACGCCTGGCAGCTTCGAGCAGCCGGCCTGCCAGGTCATCCATGTGCCACCTGGTCATACCCAGCAGCACACCGCCAATAGGCGACAGCCGGGTGTAGAAGGTGCTCACGTACCAGTCCCACACGGCCTCGCGTACGACCGGCGAACTCGCTTCTGCCTGGTCCTTGATCGGGTCGTCGATGATACCGATGTCGGCACCCATGCCGGTGATACCGCCGCCTACGCCAGCGCCGCGATATACGCCACTGTGATTGACGATTTCAAAGAGGCTGGCATTACGCAACGGCGTGCCAGACAACGTTTGGACGTTCTTGCTGTTCAGCTGCGTGCCCGGGAACACGTCGGCATACGCCGGGTCGTCGATGATGCGTTGCACCTGGCGATTCATCTTAACCGCCAGGTCAGCCGAATACGACGCGGCAATGATACTCAAATTCGGATCGCGACCAAGGGCCCAGGCGGGGAAGCGACAGCTAAACAACTCTGACTTTCCATGGCGAGGTGGCGCGAAGATCATCAGTCGCGGCCGGCGTCCCGCCTTGACGTCACAGTAGAATCGCGTTAGCGCGCGACACACCGCCTGGGTGAACCAACCATGCAGATAATTCGGGTATGTATAGGTAACAAAGTCCGCCAAGTTGTCGCGGGCAAGCGCGATGTTGATCGCTTGCAGTGACGACAATTGTTTAACGGTGCCGGGCATTGTTAACGAATTATCTCTGTTGACTCAAGCATGGAAGAACCTTCGACCACTCGGCCCGTTTTTTCGGCGCTTTGTCGTTCTTCGCGAGCTTTGAAGATCGCCTGCAATTGCTTGAGCTCATCAACCGTGAAGCCAACAAGATCGTCCATGATGCTTCGCACTTCAGTGACTGATTGGTTCAGGATATTGATAGCAACGCTTGACTTG